AACCCGTTATAAGTTGATCTAGCTATTTCGCTTTCGCAGTGATTTATTGGACCCGTTACAGTTCCGACAATTCTGCCGTCTATATCATATAAAACACCGATCATTTTTTCGCCCCAAAAACAGCTATAGAATTGTTGCCAATTTTATATGGACCAGCCGTTTGAGCTTCTAATTTAAAAGTTTTTGGGGAAGTTCCAAAAGAGTTACTATGAAAAGACGCAATGGTCATATTTACGCCCCACTGTTGATTGTGACTAGAACCTATGCCTTGCTTTAAAACTACAGTGCCGAACTGGTCTGTAACTGTAATTCTAAGCTCTATATTGACTGGAGATGTTGAACCCCCTGTCGATACAAAATCAAGCGTACCGAGGCAAATAACAAAAGGAGGTCTGCCCTCTGCAGAAGTCCAAGTCATTTGCGTGTCGCAAACTAATGTCCACGCACTTCCAATGGTATTATTGAAATTTTGGTTTTGTGCGCCCAGCGGCAAAGTGACCGCGTTATTTTGTATTTTTAGCGTTTCTACAGATAAGTCGGCAATCTTAGCAGTAGTAATTGCTGCGTCTTTAATGGCAGCGGCTTCAACAACGGCGTTATCAATCTGCGCTGCCGTTGTAATAATGCCAGCGGTAGCCATTAAGCCGCCAGTGATATTATTAGCGACAATTTTATCTGTTGTAATACTATTGTTTGATATTTGAGTAGTAATTATTTGCCCATCAATATCCGTTGCTGGTACTGATTTTATCCACGCCGAACCATCCCAGCGATACAATAAATTGTCGGCGGTCAAAAAGATAACTTGGCCGAGATAATCGCCTAGCAAGGGCAGCGTGGCGTATATTTCTATTTGATTGACGTTAGCGTTAGCAAATAAATTGTAGACGTTTTGAGTAAACGCATCGTCATCTACAAATGCGGTTGTTGCAGATACAGTTGCAGTGTATGCAGAAGCATTTCCGGAACGATCAAACGACCTAGCTTTATAAAACCTTTCTACTCCAAATCCGTTTATTGGGTGTACAAATGATTGGCTATCCTCTACCCCAGTAACTACATAAGTTCCAAACGGTTTTAAAACCAGCGCCCTAACGATTAACGCATCAGTAGTTGACCACGTTAACGCTGACGGCGATTCTGTTCCTGCTGCAATGCCTGTTTTGTATAATTGCGCGTTCGAGCCGCCGAGCCTACCGTCTTGAGCCGCTGTCGTGTATCCAGTAGACGGAATGCTAACTGTAGAGCTATCGTCATCAATTGCAGCAAGCAAAACGACTACTGAATTGCTGGCTGTAACATTAACGGCTGGGGGAGTTATAGAGTTGCCGCTTGCTACCTCAACGACAGAGCTTATGCTTTCATATTCAACGCCTCTAAATGCTATCGCGGTGATTGCGTCTACCGTAGAAGCAGTGTCCACTGACGCATCAACAGTTGAACCCATGACTTTGTAATATATGCTGTTAAATATGCTGTTGTTTAATTGATTGCTAACCAATGCATTCCACCCTGTGCTAGCCAATACCGCACCAGAAGTGTCATCTGTCGCAAAAAAGATAACAGTATCGCCCTCTGCCAACCCCGTTATGCTGGTTAAATCAAGTGTAGACGCGCCGTTTGTGCTGGCTGACCCAACATAAGATGGGCTTGACGTAGTCGCTGCTAGGGAAGCCTGAATTTCCACATGAGAAAAATCTGTTGCGGTCGGCTTAATCCAAGTAATAACATTTTGCTTGTAACCTCCAACGGCTGTCAAAGCGGTTGGCGGCGATGGAGGTGTTACGTCACCTGCTGCCGTAGACGTAGAGCTTATGAAAACACTGCGAATGCCCAGCGAATTGATAGACCTGACTCTTACATCGTAAACAATGTTTACCCTAACAATAGGTATTTCAAATTGTGTTTCGCTTGTTATTGCGCCTTCATATTCAGCGTCCGCTTGTTGCTTCCATTGGACTTCGTACCCGTCAACAAAAGCGTCATCTGCTGCGTCCCATGTCGCTAATATCGCTGGCACAACCGTTCCATCGTCTTGCAAAAATGTAGTGCTAGTCAAAACTAAATTAGTTGGAGCGGCTACATCAAATGGGTCAGGTAAATCTGTGTCTGGGCTGGCTAACGCTTCGTCCCCTACCACCCAAGGATATATGCTGGCAGTATATTCTTGTAGGGTAAGCTCCACATCGCCGTCATCTTGTAACTGCATTGCAGTAACTCGAAATTCCTTTTCTGATGCGCCTGTCCACCCAAAAGACGGATGATTTAAGGTGACCACATCGCCAACAGCAATTTCAAGCGCCTCTGATGTTGCCGTAATTTTTACTAATAACGTATTATTGCGTGAAGCTAGGCATATAATCCGAGCCAAATCTTTAGCGGAATAAGCACTGGTAATGGTATTTAGTGTAATTGTTCTTTTTAAAACCTCGCCGTTGTCTTCAGCTAAAAAAGCTGCTTCTTCTGCACTGCCTTGGTCTGGGTATATAGCTGCATCGGCTTGCCAGTTTGCATCTGGATTTATATATTTGACTGTTACTTGATTGTATTTTTTATCTTTACCGGCACTATCAACACTGATGCTTGACGTAATATTGTCTGGATTTAGGTTAAAAGAACTGGATTCGTTTTTATCTATAATCAAAGAATAAATGCCATTGCTGTACGGCATTAGCCCCCGCATTCCTTGAAGCAATATCTTTACGTTATCTAATAACTTTTTTTCTGTGTCTATTACTGCGTTACATTCATATAGTTTTTGAGTACCAGAGCCAGAATATTGAGTCACCGTTGTGTCTAAAGTATTTGCTGCACTAGAAAAAGAAGTATCGTCAATTAACCCAGCCGCTAAACCTTTTCCATATCTAGTATTTGTAAGATAATCGCGCAAGCATAAAGCTGGATTGGTGCTGTATACAGTTGACCCGCTTCTAGGGTCATAAACTTTGCGACCTTTGACAACGCATTTAATCTCTGGAATGCCGCCAAAAACGTCTTGGTCGTATTTTATTCTAATTGCTAAATACGCAATGCCTCTCAAGCGATGGAGAGTACCCCACGAAGAGTCTGCCCCTGCCAATATCGGGCTGTAAGCTTGGCCGTCTAAACCTAGCTTTGTGGTGTCTACAGTAATTAATCCGCTGTATTTGCTGTCAGTATGCAAAACGTCATTTACATATATTTGCTCTATTTGTTGAATTTCGCCTTCGCTTAAAACAATAGCCATATAAAGGTATTCGTTTTTCTTGTTCCCGCCTGTAGAAATAAACGCCCTTACTCCTCCCACTTTTCTGCGGCCATAGATAATTGGTATGCCGTCAATATTAGATTGTTTGTTTACTAATACGCCGCTTGCTTGTTGCTGATCGTCATCAAAACCGCCGATTAAAAACCCAATAACAGATTTAAATATTTTACTTAGAATGCCCATTATTCACGACCCCACTTGAGGTCTTTTACCGTAGCAGCCGCATATTGGAACCCTACGTCTAGCGGAAAGAAATATTGCTGGCTGGTATTGTTTGTTAGGCGACCAGCTTTTTTTTCAAAATCCGCCCAATGACTAGCTATAGAGACAGTAACTTTTGATGTCCTGTTATTTTCGGAGACTGAGAATTTAGTGATTTGACCTTGAAATAACGTCAACGGCGAACCTACAATCGCGCCGTTATTTATTACAACCTGCCTTATCGTAGCGGGTTTATTTATCCAGTTGCTTTGCAGAAAAATGGATATGTAGGTTTGATCAACTCCAGAAAGACCGATGTTTATGGTGTTGACTTTTAAATCTTGCGTTTCTGTAGTATTACCTACTTCTATTAAATGGTCAGACGCTTGATATAGATCAATATATGTTATATCTGATGCATGGTCAGTCAAATATATTCCAGAGCCAACGTCTAAAAATATGAGATGCGCCATCTCAAAACTATCACTTGAAAGGGCAGCTAATAAAGCAGCGTTTACAGTACGCGGCATTAGATAACCTCTATCATATCTACTTCGTAGGTGTATTTATCAAATTCACTCAACCCAAATTTTTGCACATCTTTTGCTGTACGCATGTTAAAAGTTACGTTGTTATATGATACCGTTGTGGAAGATGTTACTGCGCTTAAAAGAGCAGGAGCAATAGCTAAAGCTGCGCCAGAATTTGCGTCTGCTGTTGCCATGTAAACCTTAGAATGATTAGAAAACTTGATAAAATCTCCTGCCTTTATATTACCTGAAAAACCACTCACGCTAACGCTGCTTGCTCCTATGCTTGCAGCCGCAGTAGTAACTGTGCCAGAAACGCTCCCACGACTATTACTAATAACTGGCGGAGTTATATTAAACGCCGTTGTTCCCGACCCTTTAGATAATATGTAAGCGTAGACAGGCGCAAACTCTGCGCGTGTTAGGTCGTTATATTTAGCTGTAAATTTCCATCGTTGAGCGCCTATAGACCGCGTTTGGGTTCGCCCACTTCTAGTTTCTGAACGTATATTAGCGTGCTGACTTTCTACGTTTATCGCGGCAAATTCTGGGGTTGTTGGGTATGTCATACTAACACCGCTTGTCCGTTGTCATTTAATGCCTCGTTTATTATATCAATAATCGTTCCCCGACGATTTATTAATAGGTCTTCAAACCCTTCTGTGTCGTTTGCCGTAATGTTGAAATTTACGTTTGCCGTTTTATTTGCTACCGCTTGCTGGGGAGTATTGCGTATTTGCTGGTTAGTTGTAATGTTCCCAGAGCCGCCCATAGTTAGCACTTCTGGACCTCGCTCTCCTACAACGTAAGATTCTCCTGCCCTAACTTGACCTCCCAATGCCCTACCAGACAACGATTGTGCGGCGTACCCCACTCCTGCCGTTATTATTACTGCCGCCGCCGCTGCGCCTAGCGCTGGTCCAATAATTGGTATTCCTGCGAGCGCCTTATATGCTTTCATCGCAGCCGTATAGGAATCAGAAACAATTTGTTTAGCATTTTCGCGTTTTTCTGCGTTCGCAAGATTAACTGCCATACGAAATCCTGCTTTTTGCTTTTCTGACTTGCCTTTTAATAACAAATCTTCTGCCCTTAAAATGGCGTCTGTTGTATTCATAGCTGACTCTTTCTTTTTTTCGTCAGCAACTATTAAGCCGTCCATTAGTCGATCATTTTCTTCATGTAAGCGGTCTAGTCGCGCTTCATCTGCGTTTCTCTGCCTGTCAAATTCTTCTATTTGTAAATTTCGACGAGCGTCTATGCCGTTGTTTGTAATTTCTGTCAATAACTCTTGGTATGTTTGCTCGTCAATTAATTTTTTGTCTTTTAATTCCTTTAGTTCGTCAGTTAATTCTTGCTCTCGCCTTTTTTGCGCTTCACGCGGCGTGTCATTTAGGGCTTCTAAGTGGTTTATAAAGTCTGCCGCGTCTTTCAAAGCCTCCGCTCTTGCCGCGTCCGCTAGTTCTTTATCTGTATAAAGTTTTTCTATCGCTGCTTTTCTAGCCGCCGCTGCTTCTGAGTCTGCTGCTTCTTTATTTTGTTTTGCTATCTCGTCTAGCAGCCTTTGTCTTTCCGCTAATATTTCATCCCGCTTATCTGTTAATCCTAATAAGTTAGCAAGAAACTCGCCGCTAGCTTCTATTTGTTGTTCGTAATATTCTAAATCTCGCTGAACTTCTCCTAGTTGTAAATCTAATGATGCTGTGCCATTAGTTAATGCAATAGCGTCCCTTATTCTTGCTAACGCTCCTTCCATTCCCCTAACGACATCATTCATGATGCCTTGATCGCCTTGCGCTATAGTTAAAAATAAAGAGTCAAACGTGTCTCCTAAATTTGATATTGCACCATCTAAAGTCTTGGCTCTTTCTGCCATTGCGCCAGCAAATTCCGTTTGACCAATAGCCAGCAAGTATTCTTGTATATCATTTGAATTCTTTTTGACAGAAGTAGATACGCCTTGAAATATAAAGGTTACTTCGTCTGCGCTTTGCTTGGCTTTAATACCAAATGCTTTTAAACGCTCAAACTCCATAGTTGATGCGTCTGCCACTGCCTCTACCATTTGATTTAAGCTATAACCCATAGCAGAGGCCGTGTTGCCGTAGCTTAATAACGCCTCTTCTGATGGCTCTAATCCTAACGACTTTAGTTTTACAAAAGCCCCCGCTACTTGCTGCAAATCAAAGGGGGTAGTGGCTGCAAATTCTTGTATCCTAGTGAAAGCCTTATCTGCAGCGGCTTGGCTTCCTGTCATAGTCTTTAAAGAAGCGTTGATAATGTCGAATTCTCTAGCAATGCTTACTGTTTTGACGGCTCCAGCTACTAACCCTAAACTTGCAGCTAATCCGACAAATGCTTTGCCTAGCTTGCGAGTGCCGACAACAGCTTTTTTTGTAGATTCTCCGTAATACCGAGAGTCATTAGCAGATTGTTTTAATTTTTTGCGTAACTTTTCAACGTTTCTTTCTGTTTTTTTTGATTCTGTGCCAAGGTCTCGCAGATGCTTTTCTGATCTTTCTAATTGTTTGGTATCTGCTTTAAATTGGAGAGTTGCTACTTCAACGGCCATGTCGGTGTTACCTCGCGATATTTAGCTAATTTAACAATGGCTTCTACTTCCCAACTTTCAAGATCACGTTTTGTAACGGCCATAAAATTAAAAATTTCAGTGTAGCTAAACTCTGTCAACAAATTGAACGCTTCCCAAGCGTGTTCTAACTCGATAGGCAAGGTCGGCGCATTTTTTAAGTCATCAGGAGTTTTCCCTGTTGTCTTTTTTACTTGCTGCAATGAATCATATCGGCTAACTGTAGAATTTTGTGGCTTGCTATATATATATAAACAATATCTACCAAATTTAACAAATTCTGCAATTAACCTTTCGTAAAATTTACTCGCTCACCGCAAAATTCTAAAACCCTGTCTACATTCACAGGGCTGTTTAATAAGAATTTTTTTACTGCTGCCTTGGTAAATTTGATTGGCTTACCGTCTTGTGTAATATTGCCCCAGCCATTAATAATTTCTGCTGCAAAATTTACGTCCATTGAAAAAAAATCATACTCATCAAAGTCTACATTTTTTTCTCTTAAACTAACAATTTTGTTCCTTTGCTTGCGTTTTGCAATGCGATAAGCGTCAGAGTCTAAGCCTTGCACAACTACAAAAGCCTCTGACACCTTGCCATCTGCCTGTATTAGTCGGCATTCGCTTCCAGTGTTGTGCGCGTCTTTAGTTTCAAGTAGCCCTATGTCCATTTTTACGCCGTGTTTCTAGTGATAACAATATTGCTGGCATCTGTGCTGTCGTAAAGACCAACAAAATCCATAGCAATCGTAATAGGACCCTCTCCCGCCACATCAGGCTGTCCAGAATTATACTTGACGTTGCCTATGTCTATAACGTAATCATTGCCGTCTACGTCTGTCAGCGTTAATTGGATGCTAGAGGCGGTTTCATTTACAAATTTTTCATATACTGCTTTGCTATCAAAATAAGTAGTCAAATTGCCTGTTACTCTTGATTTGCCTATTGCTGGCTGAGTAGTGGTTTGGCTTCCTATAGAAAACAACGGCTCTAATCCATTTTCAAGCGTCATTTCGAGCGCGGTAACTACCGCAATGGAAACCCCCCCTTCTTGTATAGAGCCAGTAAAAGAATCAAAAGGAGTTTCCCCTAAATCTGGACTGTAAGTGCTAGATGCGACTTCTGTAGTTGCAAGCACTAAATCCTTACCAACAACACTAAACGTTACTGTGACCATTTGATTAGGGGCTACAGACATAGAAATAGTATTTATTTCACAACCGCTATACCTGTGGAATTCAGGGACTGCCAAATCACCAAATTTGCGCTCGAAAGTAAACGACCGCCTTGTAACTCCAGCTTTTAAAACATCTGCAGTCCATGAGCCGCCTAAGCCCGCTTCTAGCAAATCATCTAAAGCAATATATTCTAATTCGCACGAAATATCGCCGCCAATAGATTTGTTGCCGTGCCTAAAGTCTTCTACTTGTCTGTCGCCCCGTAATTTTTCACTTTCAATAGCGTCTTTAGTTAACGCCAGTGTCGTTCCCGTATGGGGTAACGAAGTCCATGTGGGAGTAGCGGGTGTTACTCCATAAGTCGACTCAGCGACATAATGCAAGCTGTGTTGTGCGCCATTTGCAATACTCATGATCTAGCCTCTGTAAAAGTTTGAAAATTTACCGAAATAGGAACTGAATAATATGCTGCATCTATCATTATTGATACGCCTATGCTAACAGACCTAACTCGCACTTGAATGCCATTGTACGTTAAAACTGTGCCTCTCTTAAAAGCATCAGCAACAGAATCTACGTCCGAAGGTCTGCCAGACCCTCTTGGCGTCATAATTTCTATTTGATATATACCGTTAGTTTCATCTTTTCCAGCACTTCCTAACGATGCCTGAGAAGTTTCTGCTGGCAAAAACGTAGGACGTATATAAATGGTGTCAGCAGAAGGAACGAAAAAAATGTTAGGATAAGCAATAGGATGAGAAACGCTTGCAGTAAGTTTTGCATCAAAAGCTGCCTGAATGTCGTTAAAATAAGTGCTCATGCTGCGCCCAATTTGCTAGACAATCTACTTATTTCTTTTTTTACCATGCCGCGCTGCAACTCTACAAACCCGGCATAAACAATATTATTAGTCAAATAAAAAGTGCTTCCAAGCTTTATTGTTAAAGCCTTGTCTGCGGCTTCTGACATAGCCGCTTGACCGCCTCGGTTGAAAACCGTATTTGTTGGGTAGCTGTCAACGGTCGCTTGCCAATTAGCCCTTAACAGTCCAGTGTCAACGGGAGTGTCTTCAATTATCCTAGATGATGCGCCTAGCAATGTGCCACGAACAAACTTTTCCGTGTGTCCAATTAACTTTTCGGCTGCTTTTTTTGGTGTTTGGCTCATTTTCGTATTTGCAAATTGACAACTAAAGCTGTGTCAGACGGTTTATTAGGGCTAACTGCTACTATTCTAAACACTTCGCTGTCTATTGTTACTTTATCCCCCACTTTGTAATCGTAACTTTCTGCTAACATTCTTCTGTCTCCTGCTACTACAGCAAACCCGCCATTATCAGCCTCAGTCAAATTAAAAACACAAGCAGACTTTTTGTATGTGACGCTAGTGTTAGTTGTTTTTCCTGTTCCAGCATTAAACGCTCCGACTGTAGTGGAGCTAAAAGAGTAGTCTTTGCCGTACTTTTTAATCATTGAAGTAGCGGCTTTTGATAGCGGCTGATAATTGTAACTCATGCGCGACTAACGCTGCTCATTGGGTGCAAAAGCTTTCTAAGCGCCTTGGTCAAAGAAGGAGTTTGTTTTTGCATAGAGCTATTGGACGCATAAGTAACGCTAATATCGCCAATCTTCTCGCTAACTGTTTCTCTTTCTGTTGTTAGCATCTTACTGTTGCCGTCTATATCTGCTTTTATAGCTTCGTACAATGCAGTTTTAACGTCTTTTGGTATTTCATCTGATTCAACAGAATACCCATCTATATATACATAATCACGCGGCCACTGCAAAGGCTGGGTTTCAATATGCTTTTGCCCAATAAAAGGCAGAGATTCAATATAATCCATTGCTCTAAGGATTTTTTGTTCTATTGCGGGGTAACTAGAATAAGCAAAGCCACGCGCATCTGCCCATGCCGCGTAATTATCTACTGAAACGTAGCTGTTAGCGCCAGACACTACTGACCCGTCTTCAATTATTAAGGCCATAAAAGCTCCAAAAAAACAGAGGGGCTTTCGCCCCCCCTTTCTATATTAGCCTTTAATAAATCCTACAAAATCAGGCTTCCACACTTTTACGCCCCATGACGCTGCGACTTCAATCATTGACTTACGATAGCCTTTGTAGCTTCGTACTTCAAAAACTATGCCGCTTGCTGGGTCTTGCACTACAATCGCATCATCTGCTGCGTCACCGCCATTAGGAACGGCTGGAGCGCGTATTGCCAACTCTGCCGCCGCACGATGAAATGCAACGTTCATTACTTCATCAGGGTCGGGGGTAAGGTTAGTGTATACGCCCGCAGACTCACGAAGCATGAAGCCCTGTAGATCAAGCAAAACGCCTTGGCGCAACAAATCTGTGCCGCCAGAGGTATTCACTTGGGTAAGCGTAGACAATTGACGCAATTTTGCTCCTGCCGCAGAGTTCATAACGATTGAAGCTTGCCCGTCATTCATAGGCATACCATTATCAACCAATAGCTTGCGAACGTCGGCAATTACGTCAAAATTGGTCGCAAATGGTGTAGTGCCGCCAGTTCCTACAGCGCCAGCCGTGCCAGTTGCAACGCCAAACGCCTCACCGAGGTCTACTTCTATCTCGTTGCATAGTGTCCGCATAGCTTGCTTAATTTGATCGCCGTACACCGTTTCGAAGCCAATACCGTTATTTAAGTGTCGGATATCTTCGCCAGTGTAAGGAATTTGAACAGCGCGAGCATTAGTTATAGACAGCGTTTTGTTGTCTACAGTCTGGTCTGTGCCTTCAGGAATAGTCATTGCTTCAGTTACGTTTACAGCGGTTGCTGCTCGCGTGAAAGATGCGCGTACTACATCGCCTTTAGCGGCTCGCTCTGAGCCATTCGCGTTAATTGTTACCGAGGGAATAAAGCCTACAAGCTCGCGCCCTACAACATCAGCAGCTTTATAAATATCTGCTGCCAAATCAGTTAATACGTTAGCCATTGATGGCCTCCTTAATCGTTATATACCTTGCCGCCTGATTT